TTTATCTTGAGTCTCTTTCTTCTTCTCTCTTGCCGCTTCGGCTGCAGCTCTCGCAGCATTTTTAATTGCGTCTATTTTCTTTTTACGTGCTTTTTCAGTAGCTTTATTACTCATTCCAAGATGTTTTCTAATACCACCAAGCATCTGTACTAGTGCATCAGTATTAACTTTCATAAGTTTAATTTCCTGCAAACCAGTATCTACTTTTGCTGCACCTTCAGGGCCTGCTTTAACAGCAGCAACAACAGTGGATAAACCAACTCTCTTATCTTTCATTTTAAGGCCGGCTAATTTTTTATACTTCTTTTCTTCTTTAATTTTCTTTACACTATCTTTAGCTCTTTTACCACTATCTGTAAATTTTTCGGCAATGATTGTAGCTGATATACTACCTTTGACTCTTCGTTTAAAGTCTGTGGCATCATCAATAAATGCAGGTCCAGCGGGTTGAGCTGCAACTCCAGTAGCATTCGCAGCTAACTCTCTGTCTCTATATACTTGATCCGCAATATCGCGTCGGATCTGAGAGTTGTTCATCTTCTTTAATGAAGCTGCAATTTCGTTTAATAAACCTATATTATCTTTAGCCATTTTGTTTTGCTGTCCTTTCGTTTTCTTTTTGAACGTAATCTTTTACAAGGGCAATATAAATCTCCCTTTCCCACGGTATCATTCCATCAAGATCATCCAAGTTAAAACTATGATCATGCATTAATGAAAAGTTACTTTCATAATAATGCGCGATACTAGTGTGAGAAAGGGCTATTGAAAAAAATCAGATAAACCGTTTAATTCAGTTTTGTTATCACTACCACATTTCTTACACTTATATTCTAAATTATATGTTAGAGTTGGTGCTTCGCTTATCACGTTTATTACTTTCTCAAATTGATCAGTAGTTAAACTCTCAATAAATCCTACACGTTCTTTCATAGATGAATCTTTTGCATTAAAGATCTCTTCACCACTATAAATTATATCAAGGCTTTTAGCTGCCATATTAATAATTGTTTCTGTACCAGTTTTTCTTTCAGCTTGGGTCAGTTTATTTTTCATACTTGGCCATGCTATGTCAATAGATATATCACCTTCTAATTTAATGTGTTTATCTACTGCATCTTCTAAATTCTTTACTTTTATTTTCTCTAAGTCAATCTTGTGCTCATTTGATTCTTCACACTCTGTACACTTAGATGATACCTTAATACCTTCACCAACCGACTTACTACGTAGGGTTACAAACATAAACTCTACATCAAAATTAGTTAGGTCTTCTACTTTAATTGGTGATTCCACACACAATTTAATAATATCAGTTACTGCGTTTTCAATTGCAATATCACTTTCAGATTCCATTGCTATTAATAACACTTTCTCTTCTCTGACCACATAGGGTCTATATGTAATACTTTCGCCTGTTGAGGGCACAATCATATCATACTTTGGGGTTGCTAGTTTTGGCAACATATCAATTTACTCCATATAAAAATTAAAATATTCTATCAAACGTACTTAACGTATCCTTTCCTATCTGTAACATCTTATCTGCTACGTCTTCAAATCCTTCTATCATTCCAACGCTTCTATAATTATCGTATTCGAATGTGATGGCTATTTCCATAAGGCCTGTACCTTCAGAACTTAATTCAATTGCTCCTACTTGTATAGGATATGCATTCTCTAATTTAACTGTATGTCCTGGTACAACATCATTACCTGTAGACAATTGTTGTATTATTACATCAGTGCAATACTCATCCTTATAAAATGTTTTATAATGTTGACCACGAGTATCTACAATCATCTCTTGCCACATATCAAAATACTTCTTAATGTAATAATCATTCGTTAGCATAAACGTCATAGTTACTTCATCTGCTATTGCCGAATATGGTTTCTTAGACATATGATGATTGTGTGTAGCTTCTGTTGTGGATATTCTTTTACCCGGCAGTGTAACATTTCTACATAGTATAAACATATCTCTTGGATCTTGTATAAAGTCTGCAACATTTACACCATCACCTGATATTAAATTACTTAATAATGTAGCTGGATTAAAATTCAATAAGCTATTCATACTTCTAGCAGGATGTGTTATATACACTCCAAATCTATTAGCTCGTGCAATACCACCACGACGATTGATCGTTGACTTCATTGAATCTATACTTACTGGTAATGACATTAGTACGCCCTCTTAGAATCTGCCCAAACTTTACCAGCGCTAGCCTTCTTGAATGATGCTGTTTGTAAAAATATTGCTATGTTCCATTCCGCTGCATTAACCTTCATAATGTTTGATGTAAGATTAGAAGTTAAATAATGTTTAAAGCACGGTTTAAAATATTTATAACTCTGAGTTGCCATTAGCAACTTATAAGTTATCTTTAATCTAGTTGTTGCATTATACTTTTGATTAGATGCAGTATCATTTAATTTGTCTAAGAAGATCGCACGAACTTTAGGTGGTAAGTAATGTAAGTTAATACCATAGAAACCACCCTTCGCAGGACCAACAACAATTGTTAATGGAAATGTATCGTAGTATGGTAACACTTCTTTTAGCTTAGGATTATATGTGTACATAACCATATCACCCGGTGAAGCCCCAGCCTGTTTTCTTAAACCCTCGTCTTTTAAAACATTAGGGCCTAACTTACCAAGCTTCTTTACATTCTTTGCAAACCAATCATTTGCTTCCTTTGATCTTGCAACCAAACCTTTCTTAAATGCTTCTGCTTCTAACTTATCAAACAAACTAGCCATTAAATGTCTCCATTAATTGAGGTCCAAATGATACCATGATCCATGAGATAGCACCGATAGCTACTAAGCCTAACAACATCCATTTCATTTTGAAATCATCCACCATCATTTTAAAGCCTATTATTTCATTCCCTAATATTCTTAGAGATAATTCTAATTTGCCGTCATTATTTTCTTCTTTCATGTTTATATTTATACTCTTTTCTTCAGTGTCTTCCATATCTTTTTGCCAACCTTTGTTTTGCTTGCTTTGAACTTCATTGACATAGTACGTATACCCATAGCTTCTAATTCTTTCTCAGTCCATATTTGAAATTCATATCCACGGTCTTCACAAAACTTATTAGCATACTTCCACTTAGATGTATTCTTCATATAGGTTAATGCTTCATTAAGCTTTTTCTTTTTAGGTGGTTGTGTTTGTGCCGATGGTTTGATCTCGACTAATAGAGTACGGCCTGAAGTTGTTCTTATAGTGAGATCAACAAAGTATCTATGAGGCTTATTGTCTGTTGCACATATATAACCTATAACAGTTTCTTCAGAGTTCCACCACTTCACCCACGATGCATCATCCATGTACCTAAATGCATTGCGTTCCCATAGTGATCTGTATTTTATTTTGTTAGCATCACCTTTATACTTAGCAAGGTTTTTTGGCTTCCATGATCCAGAATATGTTTTTTTCATGTAAGTATTTATACAAACCCGTATAAATAAGTATATAACAAACCAAAGGAACAATTATGAGTGAAGCAGATAATATGGCCCATATGGATGCCGGTGGTAAAGTACCCACTGGATTTAATCCTAATAAAAGATACAACAATGGTTCATGGTCTCAAGGCATGGGTCTTGAGCACTGGAAATATCCTCAAACAGTAGGTAACGATACCTATGTAGATAACATAAATTTTAATAGTCATCAAAGTAGTGAATATGCTATACAACGTATGGATGAAGTATCTGAAACTACGCATGAACCATTCATGTTACTTGAGTTCATGACTATAGACGAAGCACAAGCCCAAGAAAAAATAGAGATTGGAAGTAGAACTATTAAAAAAGTAATGAATTTTGGTGGCTTGTTTAAAGATACAGAAGCAGGACAGAAATTGCAGGCAGAAGCAACAGCTTCTGGTGGAGATTATGGTGAGATGTCAGCTGCAGCTATTGAAGAAGGAGCCGCAGAAGCAGGCGGAGAAGAATTTACTGTTAGAGGCTTTCTACAAAATTTAGATAGAACTGCCGAAAGAAATTATACTGGATCAATCGCTTTATATATGCCTAAAGATATTCAAGTGAGTGATACAATGATGTATAACGAAGATACTAGAAAACTAGGAGCTGCGCTTACAGGCATTGCCAAGGGTGGACAAGATACTGAAGTATTTAACTATACGGTATTATCTGATCCTGCAGTTCTAGCAACAATTGGTGCTGTCGCAGGTTTCATACCTGTAGTTCCACAAGCTGTTGTTACTTTACTTGGTGGTGGTATAGGTGCTATAGCTTCTGGAGAATTACAAAGAAACACTGGTAAAGTTATGAATCCTAATGAACTGTTAAAGTATGGACAAACAGCATTAAGATCATTTACTTTTAACTGGACTATATTACCAGATAATGAATTTGAATCTGATCAAGCTGCAGGCCTAATTAGATTTATGAGAAAGTCTGCTCATGCTAAAAGAACAAGCTCGACACTAGTTACTGTGCCAGATCATGTTATATCTTCATTTCATGGAGCTAAATCGATGATTCAATTACCTCCATGTTTTATTGAATCAGTTAATGTCACATATAACCCAAATAACACTTCGTTCTTTAGAAGAAATAATGCACCTGTAGAAATTGGACTTGCTTTAACACTTAAAGAAATAGTTCCAATCTATGCAGCTGACGTAGATAAGGGGTATTAATATGTATTTTTCTGCAATAAAAAATGTAGTAGTTGATATAGATGGAAAAGGTAACAAAGATGTAATGAAAAATCTAACAGCTAAAGCAAAAATATCTCAGGCATTAATTAATAATGCTGGTTACTATCAAACATTAGCGATTAGAGATGGAGAAAGACCGGACCAGTTGAGCCAAAGATTGTATGGTACAACATCATTCCATTGGACATTCTTATTACTTAATCCACAAATAAAAAATATATGGGATGATTGGCCAATGGGTTCTAGTCAGCTTATAGAATACTGTACAAATAAATATCAATACCTTGTTGCTGATACTAATACTGATCTTAATAACAAATTTACAATTGGTGAAACAGTAACAGGTTCTGTATCTGGTGCAACAGGTATTGTGAAAGAAGTTCATGTCAATATGGGTTATGTTACTATAGAAAAAACAGCAGGTACATTTGCTTTAACTGGTGAAACTATTAACGGACTTACTTCTACTGATTCAGCAGTTGCTAATTTTATTAAGTCACAAGCTTATGCACCTCATCATCACGTTAGTGATACAACTCAAGCATGGGTAAAACGTGCTGATGCTGGAACAACTGCATATACCTATATAGATTATGAGTCTGCTGTAGTTGAACAAAATAGAAATATTAAAGTGATTCAATCGCAGCATATATATACAGTAGTAAATCAGTTTAGAAAAGTTATGGGCGGCTAATGATTAATCTTCAAAATTTAAAAGTCAACATATGGAATGCTGATATATCTCCTATGGTTACATCATTGACAATGTTCGAAACTATAAAAGGTAATGTACGAGGAAGCATGACAGTTAAAGACGGTGTAAACTTTATGGATACTTTCATGGTAAAGTATCAAGCACCAGTGAATATTGAATGGCAATACATGGGTTACCTATTTACTAATAAGTTTTTTACTGATGGTATGCAAAAAATAGAATTAGATAAGGTAAGTAAAACATATACAATCCACTTTATATCTTATGCAACATTGAATGAAACAGTAAAAAGAGTAAATCAAACTTATTCTGGAAGAGCTGATGAAATTATTAGAGACATTTTTAGATTTGCTAATGGAACTTATAAACAAGCGCCTCTAAGAATAGATTCAAAATGTGAAAATAAAGGTAGATACATTGTTCCAAATATTAAAGCATCAAGCGCTCTTAGGAATGTTTTGAATTCTTCTTATGATACTGAGAAAACACCGATGTGTTTATACCAAAGGGTTTGTGATAATGGTGGAACACGATTGTCTTCATTAGATTTTATGGATAAGAATAAATTTATGAGAATAGAATATCTTGGCCTTACTGAAAATCATACAACAATGTCATTAAGAGCTTCTACTGCTGGCGCAAGCCCTGATAGTGATGGTCTTAGTAATACTGAAACTGTAGGAACGGTTGGAAAATTTATAATAGAAGAACATCACAAAGATTATGCTAGCAAACTAGCTAGTGGTTATTATGGGCACAAAGTCACACACGTAAAATTAGATGAAACTGCAACAGAAAATTTTCCTAAAGCTGAAGCAACTGAAATTCCGTTAACAGTATATAAATTACCAGATAAAATGTATGATAATGGTGTAGTATCTATTTTTGATATGGCACATAGTGTTGAAGGTATAGGAATTAGTAACATGAAAAGAAAAATATTTAATACTAGAATCACAGCAGCAGGAGTTATTGCAATACCTGGATTAGGTTGTGGATATAGTATTGCAATAGAAAGTGGAGAAAGTAATCTTAACTATTCTAAAATGGATAGTAATTATATTATTTCTGATATTCACCATAAATTTAATATGCGAGATGGTGAATTCGCATACTCACAAGATGTCGGTTTAATAAGAGACGAATAATATGATGAACTTTGGAACAATAGTATCTGTAGATGACCCTGAATTAAACGGAAGAGTTAAAGTCAGAGTATATGATCTTCATGACAATATAGACTTAGAAGATCTACCATGGTCTAGTGTTATGATGGGTTCAAATACACCTGCTATAAATGGTACAGGTAGTTCTGTAAATTTAGCTGTAGGAACATTAGTCGTCGGTGTATTTTTAGATTCGATGGTGCAAAACTTTATGGTCTTAGGAACTTTACCTACAAAAACATTAGGTGAAAAAGATAACAACGTAAGAGTGAGAGGTGAAGCTGATCCGAATACAAAAGACCCTGTTGGTTTATATCAACCACCTAGTACATATGCTCCAGTGTATCCATACAATAATGTTATGGAAACAGAGAGTGGCCATTGTAAAGAATATGATGATACTCCTGGCAATGAGCGTATAACGGAAAGACATAAGAGTGGAACAAGATACGAGATAGATCCAAATGGTACAAAGAATGAAACTATTGCAAGAGATAACTATCAATTAGTATTAGGTCATGATACGCTTGAAGTACATGGTAATGTTAAAATTATTGTAAGCGGCGATGCAGATATTGCTGTAGCAGGTAATGTTGCAACAACAGTTGGTGGTTATATGACAGCTAACGTTAAAGGTTATATAGATGCCACATCTACTGAAGGAAATATAACTACTACATCTACTGAAGGAGATATAACAGTAACAACAACTGATACGACTAAGAAGATAACATTGGCTGGTAATGTAGACATCACTGAAAATTTAACTGTAGCTAAAGACGTTACCGTAACTGGTAAGACTCGCACAAGCACATCACAATTAATTGATAGTCACGTTCATGGTAATAACAATGTTAATCAAAGTAACACTAACCCACTCACTTAGGTATAAATAAGATATATGGCAACAATAGCACGACAAGCAACATACAAAGATTTAGATTTTACTTTTAAGCAAAATCCTAATACAAATGACGTTGGAATAAAGAAAGACAATGCATCTATAATACAAAGTGTTCTTAATATACTTCGCACGAATCATGGTGAGCGTCCATTTAATTATAACTTTGGTGCAAACTTAATAATATATCTGTTTGAAAACATTAGTAATATAACAGCAGCAAACATGTCTACTTCTATTAACGTTGCTTTACAGAATTACGAACCAAGAATAGAAGTAATGAATACAAACATACAGGCAAGAGCCGATCAAAACCAAGTAAACATAACAATAACCGGTAGAGTATTATCTAGTAACGAGATACTTGATATTACTACCACAATAGAGAGATTACGATAATGGCAATCGACAGAAGAATTAATGCAAGTGAATTAGACTTTGATAATATAAAAACAAATCTAGTCGCACACATGAAGGCAACTGATACAACCTTCAATGATTATAACTATGAAGGATCTGCGATGAGCACTATCATTGATGTGCTTGCATATATAACTCACGTCAACTCTATGAATGCTAACTTCGCTTTGAACGAAACATTCCTTGACACAGCTCAGCTACGAGCTTCTGTTGTAAGTCATGCTAAACTATTAGGATATACACCAAGATCTATATCTCCATCTGTTGCTTATATTGATGTGGTTATGGCTAAAGGTACAGCATCACCTTTATGGAATCATGATGGAAGCAATACAGCGCTTCCTTTAAGTATGCAAAGAGGCTTAAAGTTCTCTACAACTATCGATGGTGTTACGTATCCAATGTTTAATTCAGTTACTACAACGATTAACTATGATGCAACACTAGGTTGGAAATTTGCTAATCTTAAAATAGAGCAAGGTACATTATCAAGTATCAATTACACATATCAAAATAATGCATTCGAAAACTATGTAATTCCTGCTACTAATGTAAACACCTCAGCGATTAAAGTTACTGTTACAGATTCAACTTCAACAGATGCTGCAAAGGTTTATGCATCAAATAAGAATGTTGTAACTTTAAATGGTTCATCTGAAGTATATTTCTTAGAAGAAGGAAGAGATGGATACTATGAAATTAAGTTCGGTGATAATATTATTGGTAGGAGACCAGGTAATGGTAATACAGTTACTATAGAATACTCTACAATACCAACAGGCAAAGATATAAATGGTGCTACTGTATTTATTATGTCAGATTCACTTCTTGGCAATAGTGATGAGACAATCACACTTGTAAGTAAAGCCACGGGTGGTGCTGCAAGAGAAACTAAAGATGCAATTAAATTTAATGCTCCTCTAGCTCACATATCACAGAACAGAGCTGTTACTCCTGATGACTATAAAACAATTATTAAAAACGAATTCGCTGATGTTGAAGCTGTTGCTGTATGGGGTGGAGAAGATAATCCTATCCCTGATTATGGTAAGGTATACATTAGTATTAAACCTTTATCAGCTGAAGTACTTACTGATATACAAAAGACACAGATCAAAAATAATATTCTTAAACCTAAGAACGTTGTAAGTATCACTCCGGTTCTTGTTGATCCTGAATATACATACATTGATTTAGAGGTTTTCTTTAAATTTAATCCTAACAAAGCTACAGTTACTGCAAGCGGTCTTGCAAATTCAATAAGGAGTACACTTATCGCATATAACGATGCAACACTTAAGAGCTTTAACGGAGTATACAGAGACTCTAATGTTGGTCAGAAGATTGATGCTACTAACGTTGCTATCGTATCTAATATCACTCGTGTTAAAATGACTAAGAAAATTACTCCTACTCTAGGTGTAGATACTAAATACGAACTTAAGTTTAATCAAGCATTGACTGACTTAGATGCTACTACAGGTTCATTAGGTTCTTATTTAGAATCAACTACATTTACATTTAATAGCATTGACTGTAAACTTAAAGACTACTATGATGCTTCAAGTGATACGCGTATTATTCAAATAGTTGATACGAACAACTTAGTACAAGTTGCAAATGTTGGTGATGTAAATGAAGAGTCTGGTATAATTACTATTGATTCATTTAATCCAACTGCAATACCTACTGGTACTACAACAATCGATGTTACGGTAAAGCCTGCATCATCTGATGTATCACCTACACGTAATGAACTATTAACAATTCAAACATCAACTGCTAAGATTACTGGTGAAGTAGATACTATGGCAACTGGTGGTACAACTGCTGGTATTGATTATACAACGGTGAGTAACTAATGTCAAGTACTCTTGGTAAATATAATATATCATCTTATATAGATGAACTAGTACCTGATCATGTAGAGTCTGCATATCCTGAGCTAGTTAATTTTCTTAAGACATATGCATTATATTTAGAGCGTACTAATAAATCTGGATTCTATCTTAACTCATTAGATATCCAAAGAGATATCGATCATGTAGAAGATGAATTACTTACAGAACTACAGAACGAAATTGGTGTTGCAATACCAAGAGACTTTGCTACAAATCCAAGGATGT